TTCACTTGCTTGGGATAGCAGTAGTTACGCTCACAACATTGGGCGTGAACCTACTGGTAATTACATTGACGGTGAGATGACTGAACTCAACTTCATTGACGGTCAGCAGTTAACACCAAACAGTTTTGGCACATTCAACTCCTATGGTGTATGGCAACCCATCACCTATGGTGGCTCGTATGGTACAAACGGTTTCTACCTGCCTTTCAATCGTCAGGCGGTAAGTTTTGTTGGGTCGTTCAGCGGTTCAAACTATTTAACCGCTACAGCGCCTAGTGCTATTGGCACCAGTTCGTTTACAACTGAGTGTTACGCCTACATAAATTCTGCGCCTGCGGCTTTAGCAATGTTTGTTGACACTCGCTCTACGGATACCAATGGTTCTGTAATTTACATTGATTCTTCTCGGGTGCTTGTTTTGGGCGTTGGTTCAAATTATTCAACTTCCTCTAATGTAACTTTGAGTCTTAATCGTTGGTATCATTTAGCAGTTGTGCGTTCTGGCTCAACAGTGACAGGCTATGTAAACGGAACGGCTGTTATAAGTTATACAGACTCCACAAATTTGAGTTCAACTCAATTAAGGATTGGAACCAACTACAATGCCTCTTACAGTTTAAACGGGTACATTTCAAACGCAAGGGTTGTCAACGGAACCGCTGTTTATACATCTAATTTTGTTCCTTCAACATCAGCATTGACTGCTGTTTCTGGAACAACTATTCTGACTTTGCAGAACAGTACAATCGTTGACAACAGCGGAAACTCTTTGTCGATCACAAATACTAACGGCGTCTCAACTGGTCAGACCTACCCGTTTGCTTATGGCATCTTCAACGACCAAGGCCCAGCAGGCAACAACTGGACACCATCAGGCATCTCTGGTGTGTTTGGTTCTACGCTTGACTACCTTGGTGATGCACCAACGCTGACAAGTGCAACGGTGGCTAACTATGCGGTGATGAACCCGCTAGTTCCTAGCACAGGAACAAACACAAATGGTAATTTAACAGTATCAATTGCGGTCACAAGCGCTAGTCCTACAACAATTTTTGCCAACACGGGCAAATGGTATTGGGAAGTTGTTTGGGTAAGCGGAGTTTCCTATCGTATTGGTGTTTGTAATTCTACTGGCGCTGGACAAGACTTTGGTGCTACTGCAAATGGCTGGTGCAAGATTAACAATCCCCCAAGGGTTTTTAACAGTGGCTCTGCACCGAGTTATGGAACAGACGGCTCTGTAGGCGATACTTATATGGTTGCGTTAGACCTTGACGCAGGAAAAATTTGGTACGGCATAAATGGAACATGGCAAGCCAGTGGCTCTCCAAGCACTGGAGCAAACCCATCACAAACATTTACGGCAAATCAAAACATGAATCCAGCGGTGGCTTCTGGCTCTGGGACTCAGGTTTATAACCTTAACTTTGGTCAACAGCCATTTACTTACACCCCTCCAAGTGGCTTCATTGCTTTGAACCTATACAACCTATAAGGAACAACCATGCCAACAACATACGCAGTTCTAAATGGACGTACAGCATTCAATCCTGTTCTGTACACAGGAACAAGCGCAACACAATCTATTACTGGCGTTGGATTTCAACCTGATTTTGTTTGGTTAAAAGCACGAAGTGGCGCATTTCAACATGGTCAATTTGATGCGGTTCGTGGTGCTACAAAAGGTCTTGTTTCAAATACAACAGATGCGGAAACAACATTTTCCGCTGTAACTTCATTTAATTCCAATGGATTTACAAATGGTACTGATTACAACAACAGTGGGACAACTTATGTATCTTGGAACTGGAAAGCCAATGGTGCGGGTTCATCCAACACAGCAGGGTCAATCACTTCAACAGTAAGCGCAAACACTACTGCTGGCTTTAGTATTGTGACTTACACAGGCACAGGGTCAGCAGGTGCGACTGTCGGGCATGGTCTTGGTGCTGTGCCATCAATGATTATTTTTAAAAGGCGAAACGCCACTTCTGATTGGCAGACATATCACACATCTCTTGGTAATGCCGCTAGTGTGTATCTTAATTTAACCAATGCCTCGGCTTCTTCTCCGGGAATGTTAAACAGCACAACGCCAACATCAACTTTAATTACGCTTGGCACAAGCACAGATACAAACCCAAGCACAGGAACAATGGTTGCCTACTGCTTTGCACCCATAGCAGGATATTCTGCGTTTGGCTCTTACACAGGCAATGGTTCTGCTGATGGGCCATTTATTTACACTGGATTTAGACCTGCTTTTGTGATTGTAAAAAACTCTGGCGACGCTGGCGTTAATTGGTTAATGTTTGACACCACAGTAAACCCTAATAACTCAGTTACTAAGTATCTATTGCCAAACTCCACCGCCGCCGAACAAAGTGATTTGAATCTTGATATGGTGTCCAACGGTTTCAAACCGCGTGTAGCGGGTGGTACTGGAATTAACCAGAACAACTCAACTTACATCTACGCCGCTTTCGCCGAAAACCCATTCAAATACGCTAACGCTCGATAAGGAAAACACATGAGTCATTTTGCAAAAGTAGAGAACGGCATCGTTACCCAAGTCATCGTTGCCGAACAAGATTTCATCAACACTGGTGCTGTAGGTCACGGCTGGATTCAGACCTCCTACAACACCCTTGGTAACCAGCATCCAGAAGGTCGCCCATTGCGTGGCAACTACGCTGGCATTGGCTTTACCTATGATGCTGTGAACGACGTGTTCATTGCGCCTAAGCCTTTTGGCAATTGGGTGCTGAATACAAATTGGCTGTGGGAGCCTCCAATCCCCATGCCACAAGATGCCTACTTCTACAAATGGGATCAAGAGACTACAGCGTGGATTCAGGGCGATTTGCGCCCAATCCCAGAGCCTACCCCTGAACCTGAAGTTATCATAGACGTGCCAGCACCCGCTGACACGGCAACTGCCTCAACTACTCAAGGATAAAAAATGGAAAAGATTACTCTTACAACTCAACTAGTCAACGCTGTGCTGGGATACCTTGGTGCGCGTCCGTACCAAGAAGTCTTTCAATTGATTGAAGCAATTCAAAACGAAGCAAAAGCACCGTCTCAGGCACCGCCTCAAGCAGAGGAACAGAAAGAGACTGAATGATGCTTGGTTGTGATGATTGACCTTACCAAAGCCATTGGAGCCGTTGCCGCTAGTGTTGCCGCACTAGGTGGCAGTTACACGCTTGCCGATAAGTTTGGCTTTTTTGACCGAGCCATCATTGAATGGACTCCAGAGCATTTTAAAATTGTGGCCGAGGCGGGTAAGCCCATTAATGTGACGGTTGCTCGGATCAAAAAGCGGGACGACTGTTCTGTTGAAAGTTTTACGCCAAGCATCCGTGATGCGGCAGGTATGGTGCATGAAGCAACCACTACTGCAAGCAAGTTCAGCGGCCCAGCGGGGCCAGAAATTGACACGTTCACGTACCAACTCACGATGGTGAGAAAAGAAAAGATTGCCCCCGGCAAAGCCACCTTGCTGGCGACCATCAAATACAAATGCCCTGAAGGTGAGCGTGTTGTGCAGTATCCCCGCCATCCCAACCTTAGTTTTGACTTGAAGGGGTAAAGAAATGGCGCAGTTTGAATCAGCCTTTGAGTTAATGATGCAAGACGAGGGCGGCTACGTCCTCCACGAAGTACCCGGCGACACCGGGGGTATGACCTATGCTGGCATAGCACGTAATAAAAACCCTCAGTGGCCCGGCTGGGCGCTTGTGGATAAGAAGGAATTTGGTGGCTCCCTGACTCCTATGGTGCGTGAGTTCTACCGTGTCGAGTTTTGGGACAAGATGCGCGGTAACGAGATTGCAAACCAAGACGTAGCTAATACCATCTTCAACTTCGGCGTGAACGCAGGCATGGGCATGGCGGTCAAGCTGGCGCAGTTGGTCATTGGCGCTACTCCTGACGGCGGTATTGGTGCTAAAACTATCGAGAAGCTTAACCAAATCACGGATGGTCAGCGGTTCAAAGAGTCCTACGCCTTGGCAAAGATTGCCCGTTATGTTGAAATCTGCAACAAAAACCCTGTGCAGGTCAAATTTCTCAAGGGTTGGATCAACAGAACATTAAAAGGTCTAGCATGAGCTTACTAGCCGTTGGATCAATCATTGAAGCCGTGGGTAAGGTTGCAGGCGACCTAATCACCACTGACAAAGAAAAGATGGAAATGGAGATTGAGCAACGAAAGCTTGATCTTGAAGAGAGGCGCATTGACCAAGCTACAGACTTAGCGCAGATCGAGGTTAACAAGATTGAAGCGGCGTCCAGTAGCGTGTTTGTCAGTGGCTGGCGTCCTGCCATCGGTTGGATCGGTGTGGCGGCTATGGGCTATCAGTTCTTGCTCTACCCCCTTTTTCAGTGGTGCTGGAAGTACTTGCAAGCCATGGGCTGGGTTCCAGTGGGTATGGAACCTCCTCCAGTGCTTGATGCTGACCAATTGTGGGTTATATTATCAGGCATCTTAGGCATTGCTGGTATGCGTTCTTTTGAGAAGACCAAAGGCGTGGCAAGTAAGTAGTATATCTTTATTTTTAAGAGGTGATTAAAATGGCATCAAGTAAGCCTGTTTGGGAAAAACAACGGCCAAAATCATTAGGTAAGCCTAAGCCTCTTACGCCGCAGAAAAAGTCTGCAGCAAAAGCAAGAGCCAAAGCAGCAGGCCGACCCTATCCTAATTTGGTTGACAATATGGCTATGGCTAGGAAGCGGAGCAAGTAAGCATGACAACTGCCGCAGTAATGACCTATGACTCCTTGGTGGAGAACATCCAGTCTTATTTGGAGAGGAATGACGCCTCTACCTTGGCAAAGATTCCGCTTTTCATTATGTTGGCTGAGCAAATCATTGCTAGTCAAATTAAGTTCCTAGGCAACTTAACGGTCAATACCAGCGCCATGACTGCAGGTCAAGCAACCATTGATAAGCCTGCACGCTGGCACAAGACTGTTTCAATGAACGTCACAGTAAATGGTGATCGTCAGCCCGTGCTACTTCGTAAGTATGAGTACCTTCGTAGTTACTGGCCTGACCCTGCCACAACAGGCACGCCTTTATATTACTGTGACTACGATTACACGCATTGGATGGTAGCACCTACGCCTAGTGCAGCCTACGATTTTGAGGTGCTTTACTATGAACGAGTACAGCCTCTGGATTCATCAAACCAAAGCAATTGGTTTACTACCTATGCCCCGCAAGCTTTGCTCTACGGGTCCCTCTTGCAAGCTATGCCGTTCCTTAAGAACGATGAGCGCATGCCAATGTGGCAGCAAAACTATGAGTTGATTATGCAAACATTGATGGCAGAAGATAAGCTTCGCATTGCAGACCGTCAAGCCATAGCGGTTGATAGTTAAGGACTAACATGAGCTATAACTCACCATTTACAGGCAACGTCATTCAGCCAACGGACGTTTCATATCGTGCTGTTACGTTAAGTGCAAATACGCAGCTGAACTGGCCAATCAATGGCAATGCCACAGATGACTACGCAGCGCGTATTATGCAGGTCACTGCTACAACAGCGGGCTTAAGTCTGTATATGCCGCCTGCAAATCAAGCATCAGTAGGTCAAGATGCATTGATTCGCAATGTTGGCGCAAACACGTTTACGGTTAAAGACTTTGCGGGCACAAACACAATCATCTCTGTTGCTGCTGGTGAGTCCAAGTATGTTTACATTACGGCAAACCCCACAACAACAGGCACGTGGGGAACTATTGCCTTTGGCACAGGCACATCTTCAGCTGATGCAGCTACATTAGCCGGTTATGGCTTGGTTGCAAGTGGTACAACTTTAAATCAAAGTCACCCATCACAGTCAATCGTTACAGGTGGAGCGTTTGCAGCAGCAGATCGAGCTCAGGCATTAGTGTGGTCAGGCGGCGCAGGTACGTATACACTACCATCCGCGTCTTCATTAGGTAATAACTGGTTTACGCTGTTTAAGAATAATGGCACAGGATCAATGGTTGTGTCAGCTGCTGATAACATTGATGGCTCCTCTACAAAGACTTTTGCGCCTAGTGAGTCTGCGTTCATTGTTTGTACAGGCACAACTTACGTTACCGTTGGCTACGGGGTAAGTTCGCAGTTTTTTTACACGTCGTTGGTTAAAGCAGTTACTGCGGGGTCATATACCTTAACCGCCAGTGAGGCTTCTAATACTATCCAGACTTACACAGGCACGCTTACAGGCAACGTCACAATAGTTTATCCACCAGTGGTAAATTTATATGTAATTAAGAACTCTACTACGGCAGGCGGTTATACATTTACGGTTACCACAGGCTCTGGAACAACTGTAGTTATCCCAGCAGGGCAGCAAGTAACTTTGGCTTGTGATGGAACTAACTTCTTTAACGCCAATACGTCGCAAGCAGGCGCTGTAACAACCGTGACTTTAGGCGATGGTACTGTTGCCGCGCCCTCATTAACTTTTGCATCTGAATTAAGTACGGGTAATTACCGCGCCGGTGCAGGCCAGTTTAACACTGCAATTTTAGGTGTTTTAAGGTCTACTCTTTCTGCAACAGGGTTATCTATAGTAGGCGTAGGCGCGTTTACAGGCGCTGTTTCAGGAACTACTGGCACGTTTACAGGCGCTGTTTCAGGGACTACTGGCACGTTTACAAGTGGCGTTTCTGGCGGAACATTCTAATGACAAAAAAGGTTTTTGCCCTTGATACAAAGCCCGGAATTCAGCGGGATGGCACCACCTTTGATGCAAGTTGCTACAACGACGGTAAATGGGTACGATTTCAGCGCGGCCGGCCTCGTAAAGTAGGTGGCTATAGACAGATTACTGCTAACTTGTCAGGCCCATCACGTGGTGTGTATGTTAATCCACAGCAAAGCTTTAACAATGTATTTAGTGGGCATTCGCAAGGTTTGCAATTACTGCCTATTGACAACAATGGCGTAGGCTCTGGCATTACAGACATGACATTGTCAGGCTTTACGTCAAACGACAACAACCTTTGGCAGTTTGATACTTTTTATGACGGCACAGGCGCGGGCACCAATTTGCTGTTAGCGCATGCAGGTCAAAATCTTTCGCTAATTGACAACAACACCAATACACCAGTTCTTGGTGGCAACATCAACGGCACAAGTTTAGCGCCTATTGGAGTGTTTACGGCAGTTGCTGCAACAATTACTAATACTTCAGCCACTATCACAATGGCTGCAACAAATACGCAAATTGGCGCAGGCCAGTTAGTAACAGGCACAGGCATTCCAGTTGGCGCCACTGTGGTATCTATTGCATCCACAACGCTAACAATCTCAGCACCAGCTACAGCCAACGGCTCCAGCGTTACTTTGACTTTTGACAATCAAGTTTCAGTGTCTGGTGGCGTAGTTACTTTGCACCCTTACGTGTTTGTCTATGGTAATGACGGTCTAATTAAGAATTGCTCAGCTGGAAATGTGAATGATTGGGTATCTGCTGATGCCAACGAGGTCTCAGTGGCCACCGGCAAGATTGTCCAAGGATTACCTGTACGTGGTGGATCAAATGCACCATCGGGCCTCTTTTGGAGTTTGGATTCTTTAATTCGAGTCTCCTTTATTGGCGGTGCAGGTACACCTCCACAGTTTTGGCGGTATGACTTAATTACCAGTCAATCCTCAATTCTTTCAAGCCAGTCGGTAATTGAGTACGACGGCGTGTATTACTGGTGCGGCGTTGACCGGTTTTTGCTTTATAACGGCGTTGTAAAAGAGATTCCTAATACTTTTAACCAAAACTACTTTTTTGACAACTTAAATTACGCACAGCGTGAAAAGATTTGGGTATCAAAGGTTCCGCGTTTTGGCGAGATCTGGTGGTTTTACCCTTCTGGCAATGCCACTGAGTGTAATGACGCTGTTATTTACAATACACGTGAAAACATATGGTACGACGCAGGCTTTGCATTAGGCGCTCAGCGATCTGCAGGTTACTTTTCTCAAGTATTTCACTTTCCTATTGCCGCGGAGTGGAACCTCAACGCCTCAGGCGGCGTTAATGGCATAACCATTACCAACGCCGGATCTGCGTATACCAATGGCACTTATACCAACCAAGCATTGACGGGCGGCGGAGGCTCAGGCGCAACAGCTACAATTGTGGTTGCCGGTGGCGTTGTGACTTCTGTCACGATATTTAACAAAGGTAAGAATTATGTTGTTAGCGACACGCTATCAGCAGCGATTCCTGCTGGTGCCGGTTTAGTGATTACTGTCACTGCAACTGTTAACTTTGTATCTTTGTGGCAGCATGAGATAGGGACTGACGCTGTGCAAGATACTGCGTCATTGGCCATTGAGTCATCTTTTGAGACTAATGATCTTGGCTGGGTATCTGGGGGTCCTGCTGAGCTTTCCGCCGTAGGCGAAAATAGATGGCTACGGTTGGAGAGGGTTGAGCCTGACTTCATACAAACGGGTGAGATGGAGTTGTATGTTACAGGCAATTCGTTTGCCACATCTCCAGATGATACTACAGGCCCTTATACGTTTGAGCCTGATACGCTTAAGATTGATATGCGTGAACAGCGTCGTGAATTGCGATTGAAGTTTGTTTCCAACATATCCGGTGGTGATTATCAGTTGGGTAAAGTTGTACTAAACGCCGATATTGGCGACGTAAGACCGTAATGTCTAATATACTTAACGTTGCTCAGGTCTATGACCCTAGGTATCACACCTTTGAGTCATGGGCTTGTCTTATGGTTGAGCTGTATGCGGCTCAGCAACTGTCGATTCCCGATGCAAATACTGATTGGAAAACATGGGGCGCAGGATTAAAATCCATTGACGTGTTTACCAATGAAGGTATTCCCGGACCTTATCAATTTGATGATTGGCAAGAGTGGGCCGAGCAGCTTGTCAACGCAGTTAACCCAGCAACGAGCTAATTATGGCATTAAAAGACGCATATCGCACAAATCTTTTTGAAGATCGAGAAGAGTTTGGCCCGCCTGCTGTATCTGATGCGCAGATTGCTGAGTTTGTTGCCGCAAACATAGGCAATCCTGCCGCGATTGCCGCAGCTGCTGATGCGTATGGTATTTCAGTTTCAGATATTTCACGTGCAACAGGTTACGCGCCTACTGCAATCAATACGTATTTTGAAACAGCAAGTGTGGCGCCTCCTGCAACAGTTAGCGCACCTGCAGTTGATTACTATGCACAACAATTTGAGCCTGACACTTACGCGCAAACTCCAGCAGTTACACAAGGCGCGCTATCAACAGTTACTGCACCAGCAGCCGTAACTACACCAGCAGCCGTAACTACGCCAGCAGCAGTTACTACGCCAGCAGCAGTTACTACACCAGCAGCTACTGCTACAGTATCTAAAGAAGATGCCGTAGCTAAGATTACGCAACAGATTTTGGCGCAAGGAACTACTGATAAGTGGCAAGGCGAAGGTAAAGGCTCTGCTGAAAAGAACGCCGCTGACATGGCTAAGATTATTGCTGATACTGGCGCTACTGACATCAGCCAGTTTGGCAAAGTTACAACGTATGCGCCTGCACAGGAAATTGGTAAATTTTATGACGGCCAATATGTCCGTGCGTTAGACAATGGGGACGGCACAACTACAAATGTTGTCTACAAAGGATCCGGGCAATACGACCAGGATGGCAACGAAACGCAAACACTGGTAGAAGTACCTAAAGATGCCAAGCTTACAACTGTGTACGGCCAAGACAATGGCATGGGTGAATTAGAAGCAGTTGACCCGTCTAAAATAACTGTTAAAGATGGCCAAGCCGTTATTGCTACTGGCGAGACTTTTGGCAATAAAGTTACAGGTACAGCAGTTGCCAGTACATATGGCGAGCGCCAGACAGGCAATGCATTTGGCGGTACGTTTGATGGTAAAGGCAATACCGGCTATCGCGTTCAGCTTAATGCCGATGGCTCCCCAATCTTTTATACTACCGGCGCATCCAGTAGCGACATTGGGCAGCTTGCGCCTATTTTGGCAATTGCGTCATTTATCCCTGGGGTTGCCCCATTTGCGCAAGCCATCAATGCTGCAATTGCCATTAACAACGGCGACGTGCTAGGCGGTTTAGCAAGTTTAGCAGGCGTTGGTGGCTTTACTGACGCTGCAACTGGTCTTCGTGTAGCCAGCGCATTGGACAAAGGCGACATTGGCGGCTTGGTAACGTCGTTGGTAAACAGCCCCAGCATTGGCGCTTTGGCTAGCACCACAATGCTAACGGATACTATTTCGCTGGCAGATGCGGGCAACGCAATTAACGTAGCTGTTAACATTGACAATGGTAATTGGGCAGGGGCTTTATCTGCTGCAGGCCAATTGACTGGCAGCTCAGATGTTAAAACAGCAGGCGCAGCAGTAAATTTAGTTAGCGCATTAAACTCAGGCAATGAGGCTGCAATTATCAATGCAGCTGCTGGGTTGGCAAATACAGCAAACGCCGCCAATAACATTACTAACACCAATATTGCAACGTCACTAATCAACAACGCTACAACGTCAGCTGCAACCACTGCGCTTAATAACCCAGACACCGCAGATGCTGCCAACCAGCTATTGACAGATCTTAATTCTACAGCGGCAACATCAAACCTTGCAACTAAAAACGTAGTCTCTAGCATTAATGACACTGTTGGCGCGTTAAGTACTATTACTGGCACGCCTAATATTCTGGTTGATGCAGGCAATTACACTGACGAGTTTGGCAATTATGATGCAGCAGTTGCGGCAAACGCTGCAGCAGGGAATAAACAAGTTTCGTTTAATGATGCTTACGCTGCAGCACGTTTAGCGTATGGCCCCAATAGAACGTTTGAGTGGAATGGCAAAACATACAGCACGGCCACAGCTGCTGAGCGGCCTGACTTAAACATCACCTCTGCGGATCAGGCAATCAACGCGCTAAACGCAACCAATCTTGCAACTACAACTAATGCGTCTAATACAGTTGCAGCGCAAAATGATACTACTGCAAGAATTATTGGCAGTGGCCCAAATGAAAATCTTGCAGAAACAAATCGCTTATTTGCACAAAATGATGCGCTAGGGTTAGCCAAAGCTACGCAAACGGCAAACGAGACTAAAGCCGTTATTAACACCATTTTTGGTGAAGGCAGTACAGCTGCTGCAATTGCGCAGCAGGGCTTGTCAAACCTTACACAAGCCACCGGGCAAATCAATGAGTTCCTTGGCGGCACGGCGTCTGCGGTTGGTCTTACAGGCCCAGTAAATGCGTTGACCAACGCTGGCCAGATGATTACGCGCACTGGTGAGGCCCTGCAGCTGGAGTCAGTCAATCAGGCCAACCAAAATGTTATTCAAGCAGTTAACGATGCCGATGGCGTTGGCAATAAGATTGTTGCAGGCGTAAAAGCTGTTTGGAATAATCCGCTGTCTCTTAATATGGCGGCCATTGAAGTTATTCAAGAAGGTTTGCCAATTGGCTTAGGTCTTAAAGTACTTAAGTACGCAGGCAAATTTGCCGCCATAGGAACTGACGTTGGTTTGAACGCCATGGAGTCCGGCGGTGCAGCTTACAACGATAAGTACAGAGAGGCTAGAGCAGCAGGTAAATCTGAAGCGCAAGCCGATGCTGAAGCCTCAACCGCGTTTGAAATTGCAGCCGCTGTTACTGTAGCTACCGGCGGTGTTACAGATGCCGCTTTGGTTAACAAGGTTAGCAACGCGCTTAGTAAAGCAACAACCAAGGCAGGTGCTAGCTTTACAAAAGAAGGCACGTCCGATCTTATTGAGGCATTTACAACCGATGTTCTTACAGACGTTGCCTTAGGTCGACCTGTAAATATCAATAAGTCTTTAACACAAGGCGTGATTGAGGGTCTTGTTGCAGGTAAGACTTCATCGTCAATTGAAGTCTCAAACATTCAAAACGTTATTGCGGAGACAAACACTACCCTCAATGAAGAGCTTAGCAAAGCAGGTATTGCATCCACCAATGGCTCAGGCAGAATCGACTCATTGGTAGACGCATCAACTGGGCAGTCTGTGCTAAGCGATGCCGGAGCGCAAACGTTAGCTAATATTGGTGATGCTAACTCGAACTTAAATCTTACAAGCGCAGGTATGCAATATGCGCAAGACAATAACATCTCTGTAGCTGACGTCAACAGTAGCATTAACGCGTGGTTGGATGCTAACCCTAACGCCACACAAGCAGAAATTGGCGCTGCCATGTCAGAAGCAGGCTTAACTTTAAGTGATGTTAGCGCAGCAATTGCATCAAAGAATCAAGCAGCAACTACAGTTGCAGACACTGGCGCGCTATCTACCGTTGGTGGTAGCGACACTACAGCAGGTACTGGTGCATTAAGCACTGTAGGCACCGGGGCTACTACAACAGCGGGTACTGGTGCTAACGTAGTAACTGGTGCTGATACTACTACAACAGCTGGTACTGGTGCCCTTACAACAGCTGGTACTGGCGCCAATGTAACAACTGGTGCAGATACTACTACAACAGCTGGCACAGGCGCCTTAAGCACAGTAGGCGCAGGGGCTACTACAACGGCAGGCGCAGACACCACTGTGACGGCAGCCGCAGACACAAGTGGGCAAGTGGCAATTGATACTGCTTTGGCTGCCGAGACGCAAGCAAAAGCTGACGCCCTTGCAGCAGCCAATGCGCAAGCAGTTATTGATGCTAAAGTTTTAGCTGATGCAACTGCCGCTGCCGCTGCTCAAGCTGCCGCTGATGCTAAGGTTTTAGCTGACGCTGCTGCAGCTGCGGATGCCGCCACTAAAGCTGAGGCCGTTGCTGCTGCTGAAGCTGCTGCCGCGGCAGCTGCCAAAACCGCTGCGGACGCTAAAGCCGCCGCTGATGCTAAAGTTTTAGCTGACGCTAAAGCCGCCGCCGATGCTAAAGCTGCTGCTGACGCCAAGGCTGTTGCTGATGCTAAAGTTGCTGCTGATGCTAAGGCTGCTGCCGATGCAAAAGCCGCCGCTGATGCAAAAGCTGCTGCTGACGCAGCTACCGCCGCCACTGTAACAAGCACACCTGCTGTAACAAGCACACCTGCTGTAACAAGTACACCAAACAATACACTAGCAGCTTTGGTTGCCGCTAAAGCTGCTGCAGACGCCAAAGCTAAAGCTGATGCTAAGGCTGCAGCAGATGCCAAAGCCGCCGCAGATGCAGCAGTTTTAACTAACCCGTTGGCAAATCCAACTGTCAACCCAACAACCAACCCGTTGGCAAATCCAACGTCTAACCCAACCGTCAACCCAACAACCAACCCGTTGGCAAACCCGAATGCTAATCCTAATGCTAACCCGAATGTAAATCCTAGTGTTAACACGGACTTGCCTACAATACCGCCTGGAGCTTTGCCTGTAGTTCCACCGGTTCCTCCGGTTGTGCCGCCTGTAGTACCGCCTGCACCGCCAGTTGTGACGCCTGTAGTACCACCAGTTGTACCACCGGGTGAGGTTGTGCCTCCTACAGACCCTACAAAAACTACAGACCCCACAAAAACTACAAAAATTACTACCCCTACCAAGCAGCAACAGCAGCAATCGGGGGCGCTTGGCGCAATTACAGTGCCTGCTAGTACAGGCGCATTGCCTGGGACTTTAACCCCAACAATGTTGGCTGGTGCATCTATAAAGGACGACTCTGGAATGACGCAACTTGCGCAACTCTACCCGCAACTGGCTAATGTTGACCCCAGACTATTGCAAGTCTTGACTGGGCGTATTAAGCCTGCCACGGCAGAAGCCGCTGAAACTGAAGAAGGCACTGGCTTTGTAGGGGCTAAGCTTGCAGGTGTCCCATCTCCCGGGAATCCTGTAAGCGGCAATGATAATAGCACAATGATTCCGGGTATGAATGCAGGTAGTATGACCTCGGCAGGATTAAAATACCTTGGTGGCGGGGCATTGGCAGGCTTTGCCAAAGGCGGTCAAGTAGAGCATATTCCCGAGTTCATCACTGGAAAAACCGGCAATTACGTGCAAGGTGCAGGTGATGGCCAATCAGATAGTATTCCTGCCATGTTGGCAGATGGTGAATACGTATTTGATGCAGATACGGTTGCAGCATTAGGCAATGGCTCAAATAAAGCTGGTGCCCTAGTTTTGGATAAAATGCGTGAAAGCATAAGAAAACACAAAAGATCAGCCCCTGTTGGTAAAATACCTCCTAAGGCTAAGTCACCCCTGTCATATTTGAAAGGCATGAAATGAGTTTAATGCAAGGTGATCCCCTACCGAATATCACCACGACGCAGAATCAAGTAACATCTGCGCCGTCTTGGTACACCGACTATTTAAGTGACTTGGCAAAAGGCGTTACAAAAGGCGTTACCGGCGCTACATATGCAAATGCGCAGCCGTTGCAAACTGCGGCTTTTGAGAAAGCGTCAAAGACAACTAATACATACCCTGGGTATTTTGATACAGCAATGCAGGCAACTAGTAATATTGGCGCCGCCGATATTACCGCAAAGCCTGTAGACCCTAAGACCGGTCAGCCAATCCCTGATGGGCAAAGCCGTATTGAACAGTTTATGAACCCTTACACAACGCAGGTTGTGGATGCATTAGGGCAATTAGGACAGCGAAATATTCAGCAATTCTTGGCCCCGCAGGCTACTGCATCCGCAGTTGGCACTGGCCAGTTTGGATCTAAACGCGGCGCTGAGGTTCTTGGCCAAGCCATTAACACGGGTTTAATGAATACACAAGCTGCGCAGTCACAGGCGTTGCAATCTGGTTATACTGAAGCATTGCGTGCCGCGCAAGCTGATCAAGCACAAAAATTAGGCGCCGCACAGCAATACGGCAGTCTTGCAACTGCAGGCCAAGCCGCTAACTTGGCAGACATTAATGCGTTGGCCACAATGGGTAGTCAACAGCAAACCATCAATCAAAACCAGCAGTTGTTTCCATTGACAGCTGCTAATCTTGGCGCGCAAGCACTACGCGGTTACAACGTGCCAACATCGGTTGCCAATACCTACACTGGCCCAATTCCAGGAGCCTATGCAGCATCACCACTCCAGCAAATTGCAGGTTTAGGTTCTATCATTGGCGGCGTAAGCCAGACAAAGTTTGGTGATGCCGCAGGTAACGCGTTAAGCAAATTCTTTGGCAGTAGCAGTACTGGCGATCTTGTCAACTTTGGCGGTAGTGGTAGCGGAACATTTGGTGAAGGCGATTACTAATCATGGCAACTCCAACAGGCGCACTACCTTCATCAACGCCATTTATGATTGGCGGGGATGATAAGGCTAAGTCAGAATATTTTGATGCAATTCAAAAGACCCTTGCAGCTTTGGAAGCAAGAACGCAGCAAGGACCTAACTTATTTCAAGTTGGCGCAGCCTTATTAGACCCCGGCCGCACAGGCAACTTTGGTGAAGCACTTGGCCGCGCATCAGGCGTTGTTGGTCAGTACCAAGAAAAGCAACGTGAAGCTGAACTACCTATTGCGCAAATGCGAGCGCAGTTGGCTGGCCAAAAATATGAAGTAGAGAACCAAGGCAAGGCTTTGCAGTTGCTATCCAGTACTTTAGGCGTTGCACCGGCACAGGTTGAAGGCGTGTTGTCAAGTGGCAACGTGACTCCGGATGTTGCTGCAAAACTTGCTAAGATCTACCCAATGGTTGCGCAATTATCGCCTAAGGTTGGTGAGATTGTCAAGGGTACATTCACCATGCAGAATGAGATGGGCAAGCTTAATCTTGACCGCGAGAAGTTTGTTGCTGAGCAAGACCAGCGTAAAGTTACCAATGCAGTTAAAGACCGCGAGCTTGGTATGAATGAAACAGAGCTTATTGCTAAGTACGGCGACGCTGTTGTTGCGCTTATGCCAAGCGGTCAACGCCTTGGTAATATGCCTAAGCCCACGCCTGTAGGTGCTCCTGCACCAGCTGCAGCAATGCCCGGGGCTCCTGCACCAGCTGCAGCAATGCCCGGGGCTCCAGCAGGTTTGCCCGGAGCTGCTCCAGGTGCTATACCCGGTGCGGCAGCCCCGCCGCCTGTTGTTATGCCATTGGTTGCGCAGCAACAAGCAGCCCCTGCAGCACCAGCTGTTACGGCGCAGCCGCCACTGCCTACGCCCGGACAAGTGCCCAGGGCTAATGACTTAGGTGGTATGCCTTTGCAATCACAGGCTGAGATTCAGAAGCAACGTGTGCAAGAAGCTGATAAGTCATTCAACGCCAAGCGTGATGAGATCCTTAACTACACACCGCAGTTATTGGAATCATCCAATACTAATTTGAAGCAGTTGAATGAAATTGCAACGCGTAAGCCACAAATCTTTGCGATAATGCAGCAACAAGGTTTGCTTGCTGGCTTGATGACTGCGGCACAAGAAGGTATTCAAGCGCAAGCCGGTCAGTACAACGTACGTGTTGGTTTGCCAGTTAAAGAATTCTTGGAACGCGTTAAGCTTTCGCCTGAAGATCAGCAATCTGTTCGCGACGTAAGCCGCATTTTGGGGACTGAATTCTTATCCAACGTAAAAGCCAACAAGGGCTTGCTGGGTGTTAACCCCACGGATAATGATGCAAGACTCTTGCAGGCGCCAATGGCAAGCATTGATGACTCATCACGCGCTGTTCAGCTATGGGCACGCCAGCAGTTGCTGTTGAATAAGCAACGTGAAGCTTTGTATGGGGCCTACGATGGGTACACCAGCAAAGTTGGCCCAGCTGCTTCACCACGCCAATTCTTTAGCCCCGGCAGTGTGTATGAGAAGATCAATAAAGACTACGCCGATTATCGGATGCAGTTGTTCAGACAGTTTAACCCACAGTGAGTTGACATATGGCAAAAGACGATAAGCTGGATGCACTTATTTTTGGTGATCCACAGGGTACACCACAGACTGACAGTTTGGGGGAACTCGACGACATCTTTACCATGCCAATTGGGCCTGCAAAGTCTGCGCCGAATGTAACTAAAAAGCCAAAGACTTTGGTGCCTGAACTGGGCTTATCACCCGGTGAAGAAAAAGCTGTTGCCACTGGCGTAGGCGCTGCATCTGGCCCGCTTGTACAAAAAGGCATGGGAAAGTTATTTCCAACACAGGAAATGCGAACAGCCGAAGGTGTTAAGAAACTACAGGAGGAGCAGCGTGTTAAAGACATGTTGCTAAAACTACGCGATGAAGAATTACTTAAAGCAGGTATCCAACCTGAACAATTGGCTACGCCTAAAGCTCAGACTTCTGGCACAAAATGGTATCAAAATTGGGCAGGCGGCTCAAAAGAAATTGCAGGCGGTGTACCAGAAGCTGCAGCAACTTATCAGCGCAGTAAAGGCCAAGGCGAAGTTACCAAAAAACTGACCAAGAAGTTTGGGCCTGACCTTTTCAGCGGCGAGCCCGGGCAAATCAAAGAATCTTTGGCCGATAGACTTATTAGACAAGGCAAGGAAGCTGACGCGGCAACTACTGCAAGAGCTGCTGCTACACCAGCTGCTGAGGCTGCTGCAGCTAAGCGACTTGCAGACGCAACTCCCGGTCCAATGTCTAAGTTGGCAAATGTTGCCAAAGCACCACTTGTTGGCGGTGCCTTAGGCGGTGCAGGAGCTGGTATGAGCTTTTATGAAGCCTATCAGCGGTACATGAATGGCGACCGCTCTGGCATGGTGCTATCAGCTTTGGCCGGCGCTGGCGGTTTAATGTCTATGGTCCCAGGGCTTCAAATCCCAGGGCTTGCCTTAGGCTTAGGCGCCACAGGAGCTCAGTACGCTTTGGATAAGTATAATGAGCCTGCAGCGCCTACGGTTAATCCAATGGCTTCACCTCCGCCATCGGTAACGCCTGGGTCTGCGCGGTAGACTCCAAGATTTCCAAGACTTTCTTAAGCAAGCCAATTTGCATTTGCTTGACATCAGTAACCGACATAGTCGTGTCATCATCAAAGTCTTCTGAAGAAACCAGCCCCATGCTTGTGCGTATTTGATGTGCGCAGTTCCTACGTTCTAAGATACTACCCACATGGAAAGCCTCGATCCACACGTCGTATGGATTACTTAGCAATTCCAAGTGGTTAGTATGCGTGAGTAGATCTACCCAGTCATCAAAGCTCATTTTGACCATGTCAGGGGCTTGCTTCATTGCTTCTTCCACTTCTTGATAGAGATGAACTGCGGCACCTCAATAGGTTGGTCAAGTGCCTCAATGCCTCTGGCAGACCGCGACCTAAAGTCATACCATTTTTTGACGTAGGCAGGATCCTCGGATGGAGGAACCCAGTTATAAACACGGCGCCATCTTTCGGTGACGCAAGTTGATGAAGGTGTATACACAAAATCCTCGGTTGTCATAAGTCTTGTCCTTTAGTATTGAGCCACATGCGCAGTGTTGACATGCCGCCGTCTATTAAAACGTGATTGGGAAATGCTTGGTACTTGTGGTACAGCGGATGGTTGATGAAGTTCTTCATCAAAAGGTACGCATCAGCTTGTGGCGGTGACATACCCATGGCTCTATCGGTATCAATGCATTTTACCTCGTACCGATCAGAGAATTCTTTGGTGATGGCGTGGACCTGATCACCTAGCAAACCAATGATGACTACCTTAGGCAATGACTTGCCAGATGCGCCATACGTTGGGTTGTGCTTTTCAATCTTAAACTCATGCTCAAGCTCTCTAACGGCAATCTGCAGGCTTTCACGAAGCCCCAGAATGAATCGTTGTGTAATAGTATTCACCAACTGCTCAACGAGATCAACTGGTGCATCGGTTTTAGGCACTACCAGTGGCGCTGGAGGCATTATTTCCACTGGTGTGGTAGTTTCCACCACCTTTTGCTTTGGCACCTTCTGCGCCGCCTTTTGCTTAAGCAATTTGATCAAGTCAGGCGCTGCAGAGTGGCTAGCAAGCGAACGGCGGCGGTTAGACAGTAGCACAATTTGCTGAGCTTGTCTGATTGCTGCAATAGGGCTGTAGGTACCTTCATTGTAGAAAGTCACAGCAGTCTCAATGACAAGGTTGCGCTCTACTGGTGTCCAACGAATTTTATTTAACATTTCAATTCCTTTCAATAGTCAATTTACAAAAGTATGGGGGTATCCCATAACGTGAATTATATCACGTCTTTTGTACTTATTACATCTTGCCAAACCATGGCCGAAGCCATTTCCACTTTTAGAGCGGCCAATGCCGTCAGTATGTCCTCCATTTGATAACCGTCACGAATAAGTTCAAAAACAAATATTCTAAGTTCTTTTTGAACAGCGAATGATAAATCTACACGTTCGATAGCCATTTTGCAAACTCAAAAGTAGGGTTGATGGATTTGCCTGCCAAAATGTAGGCCTCGTACCTGTTAATGCGTGGTGGCTTATCAACAAGCGCTTCATGGATATTGGTATTGATGATGTCATTGAACATGGTCAATCGAGATTCATAGACATGGAATGAGCCAGCTGATATTGTTAATGTTCCCATCTCAGCGCCAACCAAGTTAGCCACAATTTCCTGCAGGAAGCTGAAAGTTGGCAAGTCATTTGCCATGCCCCAAAGAATATCTTGGCTACGCATGATAGCTCTGGCGTTCAACCTGCCATTCCTGATCCGGAACTCAATGGCCAGCGTGCATGGAACATCCTTTGCCTCTATATCCATATGGTCTATGTCAGTGCCGTACATTGGAATCACAGCACGGCGGGACATTGGATCCTGCGTAAGCAGCTTTGCAATATGCGTAACGCCGTGTTTGCCAAACCAATAACTGCCGTAGTTACTATTCAACTTACCGTTGGCAACGATCTTGCCCCACTGCGAAGCGTGATCAGCAATGCTAAGATCATACGGGTCAGCCTTGATGTACCAAGACATTTCGCGCTTAAGGTACTTCACATTAAAGTTACGACCTTTGAATGAGTTGAACCTTACAAAGGGGTTGACCGTGTAAGTAAAGTTTTCAATCTCAAGGCATCTTTCACCACGTGGACTTGTCCAAGTGCCATGCTGCTGCAGCACGTTGTAAAGATTAATGAGCTCAGGCTCATTGCGAATCAGCATTTCCATAATCAGCTTCCGTAATTAAATAGGGTTGGTCGGGGTAGTGTTGCATGTGATACAAAGGAGGTGGTAATTTAATTACCGGCACTTCATTGTTTATTGCCCATGCGTAGGCGTTGTTGCCAAGGGCGTAGATACGTTTTGGCTTTAGCTGTTTGATGAAGGCTGAATCCATAGGTGTGCCTTGGTAAGTTTGAGTGTTAACCCAGTACAAACCAGTTTCAGGTACATTCTCACGCTCCAAGGTTTCAGCCAGCATTCTGCTAGGGCCATCATTATCCAAGAAGTTAATGAAAGGCACCACGGCTGCGGTGGACTTAACATTTGTACGAGGCCCCTTGTCGCAAAGCATTAGTGTATTGCCTTCAACAAAGGCGCCGCCGCCGGATGATTTGTTAGTCATTGTCTTGGTTGCAAGCTTGATGAACAACTCTTCTATATCATCTTTGGTATAGTCGTAGGTAATGACTGGCAGTGAGGTATCCATAGGCAGTGAGGCATAGCCTTCATACACTTGCTCCAACTGTTTGATGTTGTCTAAGTACTCATCCTCAATACGATCTTTGAATGTTTGCATGCACACTTCAAAATCAGGTTGGCAATGAATAACCACAACGCCTCGTGCTAAGGCTGCACGCTCTAACATTCTACGACGCGGCATATCAATGCGGTTATCGCCTTTGCGATATACACTGCCATAAATTGGCTCAGACAGCCATGACCTATCCATGATGACATGGTCATCGTAGGTCAACGCCGCTGTCATGCCACGAAAATACGTACGGCAAAGGTCCTCGGTATTCATACCTTTATATGGGCCATGCTTTACGACATGGGTCATCTTGTCCTTCTGCAATCGTTGTCGCAAGGTCTCTGACAGGGTAGTCTTTCCCCCGCCATCAGCCCCTTCTAGAATTACGATCATTTAAGATACCCTCAAGTTTTGATAGTGTGTCTTCAAGCGATGCGGTGCGCAAGTAAGTTGCCTGCTGCGCTGCAGTCAGTTGAAGTTGGTAATCATCCATGCTTTCTAATTCATGGAGTGTGTAATCGTATGATGCATCAATGATGCCAAGCTCTTTGGGGTCGCCGCCAAGAACGCAGCCGGCATGCGCAGCATGCAAGTAACGAACACGCCACCAGCCGCAGCCTGCATGCTTATACGTAGGGCAAAGAACGCCTTTATAGCTACCGTACTGCCAAACAACATCGGACTCAAGGATTCTAGGCTGACCTAGTGCCTTGCCACCTACACTGTGAATAGGCCATGCAAGGTGCTGAGCCGTAGCCCAATCATGCGCCTCTTTTGAAAGTGATGCGTTGTACCACTCGGTTTTACGACGATCCCAAGACATTTGATGCACAGCAGGCATTTCATACAGCGGGCTTGGATCCCATGCAATAATGTCTTCCACTGGCAAACCCATGGCTTGTGTGCTGCCCCATGGAAATAACGGAGCAATCCACGTATGCTCACACAATGATTCTGGCGCGATCTTATTTTCCCATGATGGTAGAATCTTTTGGAAAGCCCAATCATCAAGGCAAACATACGCATCAAAGCGGCTTTCTAAGGCCCACAAAGCCCCATCAGGGTTCAAAGCATTGTGATCCAAGGGGTATAGGTACACAAACACTTTGTCGTAACGAGAAAGGTCTTCACCTGATGTAACGGCACGATGATCAACGTGATGCCCCATACGACCAAAAGCTGATGCCATCAATTCAGGGATGGAAATAAACTTGGTAGAACTGGCACGCTGCGGATGATTGGTATGCGTCTCTGTAACGCCGGTAATTAAGATATTCATGGCAATGCAAGCGTGATGTAGCCCTCAGCAGCGTCGTGATTCACATCACCTGATCTGCCACCGGCTTGGATGTATTCAGCAACTGTCATGCCAGTGCGGTACAAAGCAAAACGTTCACGTGACAACGTGTTGTTACGCTTTGGGTTGGTTTCTGCAACCAAAGTAATGATTGCTTTTTTGTTTGCACGGGCGCGTAGCTTTGCTTCTGACATGTCAGTATCTTCCTGTTGGATGGGGTTAGGTCTTTCGACAATAGGCGTAAATTGCATATAAATTCCTTTCAATGGTCAACGGGATTGATTGTATCACGATTAACGTAGTCACGCACTGCGGTTAACAAAGTTTGCTGCGTTTTATCTTTTCGCCTGATGGCCATCATGATGGCTTCATCAATGGTGTCTTTGGCCATGATGTGATGCACGACAATATGATTCTTTTGACCCTGCCTCCAGAGTCTGCGAATAAACTGTTCATAGATCTCAAGGCTCCAAGTCAGCGAATACCAGATGACAGCATGCCCAGTACCTTGTAAGTTAAGACCGTGACCCGCCGACATTGGGTGAGCCAAAAGAACTGATGTCTTACCGGCGTTCCAATCATCAATAATAGTATCGAGTTTATGACCAACAACCCCACTGCCAATGATAGGCGCATTAGGAAAGGCAACTTTAAGCCTCTCGAGGTCATGCGCAAAATGATAACCGATGATGCAAGGTTGGCCTGATAGCTCCTCGACCAGATCGAGAACCGCTTCAGTCTTCGCGTCATGAAGGTGCGTTGAGATTCTAGCATTACCACTCCCGTCATCATCCAAGTATGAGCCACCATTGGCAATTTGCTGGCCTTTCATGACGGCCACTGCGGCGTTAACTGCAGTTACATTCCCGCTATTCAATTCCACGGTTAGGTTGTTTTCAAAGGCGTCGTACAGTTTTCTGGCATTAGGTGGTAGATCTACCATAATGTCGTTGTAAGTTAACTCGGGCAGATCTAGATGGTCTAGAGCCGCCATACGAAGCACCTTGCCAGCCAAAGCCGCATGGATCCTAGCCTCGCCATCAGATTGCAGCTTCCACTCGTACCCGCCGTAACCGGAAGGGAAGAAGTATTCTGTTCTGAATCGTGAGATGTAAGGGCCAAAGGTAGCCCCTTGGTCAAGAATCAGCTGGGGGCCAAAGATGTCAAGCAAGCTGTTTGGGGCTGGAGATCCGGTTAATCCCCACCTACGGTCAAACTTGTCCAGCAAAGGTTTTATTGTTTTAAACCTTTGAGTTTGCGTGTTTTTCATATAAGATATCTCATCCACCGTCAGGATCTGGAAGGGCCAATCTTTGCCATTAAGTTGCGAAGACAGCCAGCCAAGGCCTTCAAAGTTGATAACGTATATGTCATGCTGTTGCTTTAAGACCTTAGCCTTGGTGCCACCATGCAGCACGCCAACTGAATAATCAGCAAACTGCTCCCACTTCTTGGCTTCAGGCGGCCATACGCCATGCACAGGCCTAAGCGGGGCAATGACCAACATCTTCTTGGCCAAACCTTTAAGCTTCAGGATTCTAAAAGCCGATAGCACGACAGCTGTTTTACCAAGCCCGGGATCCAGCCATAAAGCTGCCGAGCCTTTTTCCACCAGAAACTTTACAGCTTCTTTCTGGTACTCATGCGGTTCCCAAAACATTGTCGATACCTTCCTTAGAGTCAATGATGTGGACGTGGTGGCCAAACTTTTGCAAGTCGTTATGCACCTTGTCCTGCAGCGCTGAGGTTTTACCTCCGGGCCGCTTTAGTTCTACCCACAAAACCCCGCCGCCTTTCAACGGCACAATACGATCGGGCCAACCGCGGGCGTAGCGTACGTTCAACTTCAACGTAAGCAAGCCGCGTTTCTTGCAAGCGGCAGAGAAGTAAGTCTCCAAATGCCGCTCAAGCAATACTGCGGTTACCATTGGCAGGGCCCGCCATTGGATTTGCGGAAGTGACACCACCTGCAGCCGTAAGACGGCTTAGGCGCAAAGATGTCATCATTCTCAAGTTTACCTACTCGTGCCGAAAGCCAAGCTTGCAATGTTGGAAAGTCTTTGCGTGTGTACTCTGGGTAAGGTGATTGCTTGTTTAAGTCAATGTAGCAAATCTCGGTGGTTACGGTCTCTATTTCAGGGTGGCTGGCCAAGATGATTGTTGCATACAACTTTAATTGCTCACCGTACTCACGCTCTTTGCCTGTCTTCCAGTCAAGGACGTGGGCTCTGGCGCCATCAAAGTACACAGCGTCATAGATACCCCTTACCCAAGCCTCGGGGGCCTTGAAGTCACACGGTTGCCAATCTTTGGTCACAGCAAACTCTATTTCACTGCGAGTTTTCTTTGCAACAAGCTCTTCAAGGTAAGGCAGCCAAAACTTGCGTTCATCTGGAATTAGATTGAGATTGATCAAAGCATCTTCAAACTCGGCGTGGATCATCTTGCCACGTTCAGCGGCGTCACCTGCTGGCTCATGTCGATGCTCGATGCGAGTCAGTTTGTACTTGTAAGGGCAATCTTCGTATGTTTTGATTGATGAGTTTGAGTATGCCATCACTTGTCTTTCAAAGTATCAGTGTAAGGAAAGAATGGCTTTGGGTTTGCAACAACAAGCTTTACCTGCTGCATGCCATTGCGGCTTCTAAATCTGGGGTCTTGCAAGAAAATGCTAGGCCGTGGATCGCTTTGCCATTCAAACGGGCTTAACGAAGCAGTAGGTTTGCCTTTTGCAACAAAGCAACCTCTTTCGTGATCATACTTTATTAGTTCCATTATTTGCATCTTGTAGTTTCTCGTAGTATTTTTTAGGGAATGGGTCTTTTTTATCTAGCAATTGTCTTAACCACTCAGCCCCGCCAAGATGATTAAGAATATGCCACTGTCTATCAGACATTCGTACTTGTCTGCCTATTAGTTTTTCAGGTGGTTTAGGTCTTGGCATCCTTCATGTTCCTTACGTATACTGCAAAGCTTGAAATAGTATCTTGGCCAAATGCAGTCATCTTTTCAATTTCACGTGCTACTTCTTCAAGCACTTGGTTGCGCTGGGATGGGGATATATAGACATCCCAAAGATAGGGTTGCCCGTTACGTATTTTGTTTTCATGCTCAATGCGTGTAAACTCATCATCCTCATCAGTATGAATCATGGTTCTTCCTTTTCAATTAAAAGCACACAAGCACCCCACCATGCCATTCCACCAATCAATGCAATAGGCCAGTACACCCACGCAGGTAAAAATTCAAATGCCGCGGAAACAACAAATGGCAAAATAATGATGTGTAGATATGCTCTTTGTTTCCTAGTCATGCCTTGCCCCTTGCGCGAATAGCGTCAGCGCAGGCTTCTGCATCCCAATATTCTTTTTGCGAGAAACACAACTTTGCGCATGCTTCACGCTCTTCAAGGGCGCCTGATTCGTAAATCTTTTTAAGTGCTGCCATGAAAGTTGTATCAGTAAATTGAATAAGAGCGCCGTCAAACAAAACGGTGCCACCCAAACTTTCAACTAAATCTACTACGTCTTTGTTCATAGCGGCCTCCAAACGTATAAGTCCATCAGCACAACCATGAGTCCCAATAGGAACACAACCCTTTCAATCTTTTCCCAACGTGTCATCATTTGACCTCCTGATACGTGTTGCCGATTTTGTAATCACTAACCATAGGTACATCCATCGTTAAAGCATTGCACATGGACCATGTTAGGCATTCAGCCTCACGCACCACATGCTCTTCCGGAGCTGAGATGACCAACTCATCATGCACACTAAGCAAAAGCCTGCTGCCTTGACGTTTGCTTTGGTACAACAGCATGGCGGCCTTGGCCTGATCAGCCGCAGAGCCTTGAATCAAAAGGTTAACCCCTTTGTAGTCAAACTCACGCAGACGGCCATTGATAATCTTAGGCGGTTCCATCTTGATAAGACGCCCGCCAATGGTTTTCAATGGTTGGTTCAATTTATACCTTGCCCGCATGGTGGTCTGCATCGTCTTGAGGCCCGGAGCCACCGCGGTGGTATATGTATCCACCAATGTCTTTGCCATTTCATAATCAATCTCCAGCATTTCACTGATTTTCTTAGGGCCTGCACCGTAGAGAATAT